GATAGCGCCGTGCAGATGTACGGGCGCTGGTACTGTGATGACTGCCTGGATAACTGCCGGGTGTCTATTGATTTTGATTAGGAGGTACAACATGGGATTGCCAGTCTTAGTGATAGGCCGGAGCGGTTCCGGCAAAACATATAGTCTTAAAAATTTTAAACCGGATGAGGTCGGGATCATTTCTGTTGAAAAGGGCCGCTTGCCCTTCCGATCTGATTTAAAAACGGTCAAGGTTCCAAAGGATCCGACCAACGGGGAAGCGCGGGACGCCGGACAGCTTAACGCTGCGAAATACGCCTGGATTATGCGGGCAATTAAAAGCGCACCGGCTAAAAGCATAGTGATAGACGATAGCCAATACTTGATGGTTAATGAATTATTCGATCGGACATATGAAAAAGGCTACGACAAGTTTTCTAGTATGGCTCAAAAGTTCCGGGATCTGATCCATTTCGTTAACGAATTGGACGATGATAGCAAGATCGTGTACTTTCTCCACCACTCCGAAACGGACACGGACGGACGCGAGAAGGTCAAGACCATTGGGAAAATGTTAGATGAGAAATTGACGGTAGAAGGCTGCTTTGATGTGGTTTTGTACTGTACGGATCATAAGTTTTTTACACAGTCTAACGGTATTTCAACCGCGAAGACACCAGAAGACATGTTCCCGCTGGAAATTCCCAATGATTTGAAATATGTGGATTCTACCATTAGAAGTTACTACGGTTTGGGGGTGGACTAATGGACAAGTTTACGGAAATCCTCGTTGAAGAATTCTACGACTTGAAGCGCAAAATCGGAGAAGAAGGCGCATTAAAACTTATGGAAATTGATGATTTTAAATGGAGGTAAATAAAAAATGAAAAAAGTCGACATGACCAACGTAAAAGAAGCAGGTGAATCCAGCAGACCGCGCCCCGGTGCTTACCATTGCGTGATCAAGATGGTGGAAGACGTACCGGAAAAGGAATATCTAAAGGTTGGATACGATATCGCGGAAGGTGAGTTTAAAGACTACTATACCAACTTGCGGAAAGACCATCCTGATTGGGCGTGGTCAGGCGTATACGTCAAATCATACAAGCAGACGGCCCTGCCGATGTTTAAACGTTTTTGCGCGGCAGTCAGCAAGAGCAACGGCAATTTTGTGTTTGATGGTGGCGCGGTTAATGCAGACGAAAAGTCACTGATCGGGAAGCACCTTGGCATCGTGTTACAGGAAGAAGAATATTATTCCAATTCCGGTGACAAGCGCACAAGATTAAACGTCTATTCTGAATGTCCGGTGGATAAGATCCAGGAACAGAGAGTTCCGAAGCTTAAAGCATTGAAAGAAGAAGTTAGTTCTTCCGATTTCGTGAATTACGGCATGACCGCCGCGAATGAGGCCGAAGTGCCATGGTAATACAGGAAGACACCAGACAACAGGCGGGCAAGCATGACATAAAACACGCCTACTTTAATGACAACGGCATAAATCTGATCCGGTGCAAGTTGCCGTTTGGTGATTATGCGCCGGTTCCGCCGGTTTCCATAGACACCAAAAAGGACATGGACGAGATAGCCGCTAATATATGCGGGAAGGAACACCAGCGCTTTATAAACGAGTGCAAAGCCGCCCGCGCCGCTGGGTGTCAACTGATCATTTTGGTGGAAAATGCCGTGGGCGTTTCGGATATCTCACAAGTGCATAATTGGATTAACCCGCGCGTTATCTACTCTGACAAGTGCGTGCAGGGAGACAGGTTACAGAAGGCAATGGAAACCATCGCGGAAAGATACGGTGTGAAATTTTTGTTTTGCACGCCGGAGGAATCTGGACGGGTAATTAAAGAGGTGCTTAGTGAATGGGAAAATACTTAGAAGCAGCGTTGAAATACGCCAATACTTACGGTTGGGCTGTTTTTCCGGTTGACCCTAAGACAAAAAAACCGCTTACCCCTCACGGCTGCAAGGATGCAAAAAAGGATCCTGGCGCAATAAAATTCTGGTGGAATAAGCACCCGGATGCATCGGTGGGCATTGCTACCGGTTCCGCTTCCAATCTGTTAGTAATTGACGAAGACAGGGACGCGGAAAAAGGCATTGACGGCTACGAAAGCGTAAAGGACTGGGAAGCAATCAACGGCGCACTGCCCGAAACGGTGCAATCCATCACGGGGCGCGGCGGTTACCATCTTTATTACCATTACACCGGAAGCGACTACGGCAACCGCGCGGGGATCCTTGAAGGTGTGGACGTGCGCGGGGAGGGTGGCTATGTTATCGCGCCGCCTTCCATGCATCCCAACGGCACAGAATACTGCTGGGAGTACGCGCCGGAAGATATCCAGATAGCGGAAGTAAACGACACGGTTATTAAGTTTTTACAGATCGGAACCGCTCACGATCCGGAGGACGCCCGCGAAGAATTTCGGCTACCAGCGCGGATCCAGTCGGGTGCAAGGAATGATACGCTTTTCAGATATGCGTGTTCACTCCAAGCGCAGGGCGTGCCGGACGTGGCAATCATAGCGGCGTTGCGTGAGATTAACAGCACAATTTGCGATGAACCGTTGACTGATGACGAACTGGACATAATAGCCGGTAGCGCGCTGAAATACAAAAAAGGTGAGATCAAGATTCTTTCAACCTCCATGGAAGAATGGAGAGAACCTAAGTTAATTATGCAGAAGGACAAGAACGGCAACGAAACCGACCGACCTGTACAGAGCATATACAACGCAGAGGAAGCCATAAATTACGATAAGGAATTATTCGGGCGCATCCGATACAACGAATTAGCATATACGCCTTATGTTTGGGGGAATCTTCCTTGGAAATCTTTTAAGGGGTGGCGCGAATGGTCAAACGTGGATGATTCCAACCTTAGAAGCTACATAGAAAAGAAGTATTCCATCAAGGACGCCAACAAGGTAATGGACGCATTAACCAATGTGTCCGCGCGGCATCCGATCAATCCGGTTAAGACCATGTTAGAAGATTGTTTCGAAGCATGGGACGGAAACAAGCACGTTGAAAACCTGCTTCCGTCAATGCTTGGCTGCGAAAAGACAGAATACACGACCGCCGTTTTGCGTATGTTTATGCTAGGCGCGGTGTGCCGGGCTTTCCATCCGGGCTGTAAGTTCGACTATATGTTAGTGCTTGTTGGTGATCAGGGCAAGGGCAAATCTTCATTTCTTCGGTTCCTGGCCTTGAATGATCAATGGTACAATGACAACTTTTCCACGCTGGATTCCGGTCGGGCAATCGAGAACTTGCGCGGTATGTGGATTGTGGAATTAGCAGAGTTGCAAGCAACAAAGCGGGCAAAGGACGTTGAAACCATTAAATCCTTTATAACGTCCAGAGTCGACACATACCGCGCGCCGTATGGCAGACGGACGGAACAGAGGCCGCGAATGTGCGTTCTTGCGGGCACGTCTAACCCGGTGGACTTCTTAACAGACAAGACCGGGAACCGGCGATTCCTTCCAATCACTTGTAATGTTAACCCACCCACGTTTGACATGTTCGCGGATGAGATAGCGACAAAAAGCGAAATGATGCAAGCGTGGGGGGAGATTATGAACGAGTTTAAACAGGCAAACGGAAGCCCGCGCCTTGTCTTACCAAAGAAATTGGAACAGGCTGCGATTGCCGCTCAAACGGCATACTTGGAAGAAGACCCGCGTGTTGGTGTCATCCAGGAATGGCTGGATCATACAAGTTATAATCGGGTTTGTGCCATTATGCTGTGGCGTGAGGCCCTGGGGCATGAATATGACGAGCCGCGACCAATGGACGTAAACGCTATACATGAGATCATGAAAAATAGTGTTGCCGGTTGGAAGTATGTTGGAAAGCAGAGGACGGGTTCCGTGTACGGAATACAACGCTGCTATGACAGAAAACAAAGGTTTATAGATTCGGAAGGGCACGAAATCGCATATTAACAGGGTTAAGGTTGCCGCGGTTGTCGTGTGGTGGTATGGGCGGCAACCTATACAGACATCATAAAACAATGGTTTGTTACCGTAGTTGCCGCTTTTGCCGCTACGTTCTTATAAGTAGATAAATAAAAAATAAATATAAATATATACTCTATACAAAGTTGGTATTTTATTGGCAACTAGACAACCGGTGGCAACGCTTGCGGAGTAAATAGCAATGGAAAATCAAGAAGAATTAAAACTAATTTACGAGTTT